CCCAGTATTGAAGGGAGTTCCACGCGGTTACACCGTTCCCGATTTTGAATTTCCGGGTGTCTGTTTCCGCGCCAAATTCGCCCTCTGCTAAAACAGGGTTCGTTGCTGTCCATTGCGCAGCTGTGCCGCGCCTCAGTTTTATCGTTATGTAATTGCTCATGAAACACCTCCGTCAATAGTTAGCGAGTAAGTGGAATTGTAGTACCCGCCGTCAATAATTAGAATGTCTTGGTCAATGTTCGGGAATGCGTAGTCATTGGAAGGCACAGAACAAAAATCCCTGTTCGCTGGCACGCCAACCTCCATGCGTATCGTATAGCCTGCGACCACATCTCCATGCGCATCGAAGAACGGCAGCGCATCATCATTCACCGCGAAGTTTACGCGGCTATCACGGTAGATGTATTGCAGCGAACTGATGATGTCTTCCAAAATTTGTAGCGTATCGCTCAGGACCTCCATCTGATTCGTGCTGTCTTCGAATTGCCTGTCCATGACGGACATCACAAACGAATAAGTTTTTTCCTTATCCGCTGTGGACATATCAAACAGCATGGTGGTGGTGTCGGGGATGACAAACAACAGGGGGTAGTTCTCCTTACCGCCGTCCGCTACAAGGTCATATTCCGGGCCAAACGCAACGGAGCGAATCATTTTGTGATTCTCACCTGCCCGCCTGATTGCTGCTATGATTTGATTTAGCGTCATCTAAAAATTTCCTTAGTTTCTCCTCGTTCTTTTTGCGCCACGCCTTACTTTTCAAAATAGAAGCCGAGGTTTTGACCGAATTTATTGGGTTTGTCGATTGCATCTGGGTCAGGATTTTGCCACTTGGGGTACTTTTCGGGGTAAGTACAAAGATATTTGTTCATGCGCTCTATGAAGTGGTCACGTTTCTGCGCGTAACGCTGTTCAATCTTCACCATTTCCTCCATGCTGATGGATGTCATGTTTTCGCCATCGCGCTTCATGATTGATTTATTCATGAACTTGTAGGTTAGTGGCAGGACTGCTTCGTAAAGCACGGAATACTTAAGTACCGGTTTAATGTAGTCGTTTAGGAGCGTGGTATTGTCCGCACTCAGGCTGCTCGGAAATTGGCTGTAAATCTCGTTATACAGGTCGCTGCCGATGGTGTCACGCAACGTCACTTCCTGCGCTTCCTGCAAGGACATCTGAATGAGTTTCGGGTCAAGGTTGTCCTGAATAGGTGTGTTTTCCTTGATGTACACCGTATCTATAAAGTACTTAAAACTCATCGAATTGTCCTCCTGTAAAGTTTAGATTCCCAAATATGCCTGCATTGCGGGACGTGGGTATTAGTGCCTGCAATGGTGCGCCATCCGCCGCGCCGCTGCCATACGTTGTAGCCTAATTCCCTGCTCATTGCGTCGATTTCTTCGCGTGAATACAACTTGTTTTCTTCCACAAGAAACTTGCAAAATTCCCGTGAAGTATCGAGCAACAACGGCCCGCCCACGTCGGGGTTTTTGCCGTATTTGTACAGGACGAAAATTTCCGTGTCAAGGCCGCCGCTGTCTGAAATTGAACGCGCCCCGCTGTCTGTTATTTTGATTTCCGTGTTGGTCCATTCAATCAGCTTGTTAGCCTGCATGGTTTTGAGGATGTTCGCTGCTTCGGTAGTGGTCAGCCGTGCGCCCTTTGCAAGTTCTTCAAGTGTGGCTTTCGGGTTATCACGAATGACGGCCACAAGGCGCAGTTCAGGGTTAGTCAGTTCAGCGAAGGTTTCAGGCAGTTCCTCAAACTCAGCCGCGCTGCGTCCGTATTTGCGAAAAACAGCCTTATCTGCTTCGTCGTTCCATCCGAAAGGGTTTTGAGCAGACATGGCCACGGGTTGTTCTGTCTTAAGGCCAAGGCTTTCGCGCACTTCATCCCGCGTCATGATGCCAGCGGTAAACAGCTGCACCGCATCTTCTCCGGCAGGTTCGGCAGCGATGGTGTACAATTCGCCTTCCTTACCTGTTGCGTTAAACATGGTGGTTAGCACTTTGTCCATCTGGGTTCGTTTTGGGGCAACGTATGCACGGTCGAACACTTCGTATGCTTCTTTCAGTTCGTTACGCCCACCTAATGCGCCCTCAACACGAACACCAAACAGCATCGGGGAAGTTACGCGGTGTGCGTAGAAGATGTTATCACGTACGGTTTCGGAAAGTTGAAGATATTGTTTGTCGAAGTCGCCCGGCATCAAGTCCACAACCTGAAGCGGGTCTTCGCCCTTTTCCATCCACGAAATCAGTACACCGTTTGCGTTTTCTGTGCCTGTGGTGTTGGCTTTGAACTTGCGGTCAAACTCCGCCTTTATATCTTCGGTTGGTTCGCCTTTGAAAATCTGTATGATCTTCCCGAGGGAAAAGCCGTTGGAAATGTTGTTGAAGTGGAAATCAGAAATCTTCGTGTCAATTTCGATATACGTTCGTGCAGGATACCAATCCGGCAAAGGGTAAACGCCTTCGCCTGCCCTGTATTGCTTAAACCACAGAACCTGAGTTCCGCCTGGTTTTTCTAAATCAAACGCGGGAAATTCCAGACGCTCTTCGCGCTTGTCGTTCCAGTCATCCGAATACCACACCTTAGAAGCGTCCTTATTTACACGGCACTTGTCGAAAGGCAGATGATACCAATAAAGCACCCGCGTTCCTGGTGCGTTCCAGATGGCCTGAAACGCAAAGCCGCCGAAGTTTTCCAAATCCAGCGAAGCCTTGTATTTGATGTCCTGCCATGATTCGTAAGGATTGGCGTATTCAAGTGCTTTCTGTGCGCCTACCTTTTCACCGACCGTACCTTCCACACGCACAGCCGTTTCTTTGCCCGCAATGAAATGCGCCTTTTGGGTAACGATTGCGTTGTGTAAAGAACTGCTGTTGGATAGGTCAAGTATAACCGCCGGAAAGTTGTTCTTTTGGCCGTATTCGTACCACTCCTGCCCACGTGCCTCTTTGAACTTTGGCGGGGGTGCAACGGCAAAATTTATGCGCTGAAATTCTACTTTCATTTTATCTTCAATACGCCGCTCTCAACGGCTTCGTTAGCTAATGTTGGGTCGGTGTTTACCGCGCTTGACTGAGCGTAAATCGTGTATTTGTATTCGCCCTTTTCCCATGCGCCGCTTTGCGCCGTGGTGATGGCGAACTCGTTGTAACGGGTGGGGAAGCTGCTCAAATCGGTCACCAAAATGTTATACGTGATGTCGCGTTCTTCGCGGTTGTTCAACGACAGCAGGAAGTAATAAGGTGGATTCAACGTCACCTTTTCCGTGGCCGTCACATATAGTGTACTCAGTTGAGTGGTGTCAATGATGAGCATTTCCTATAATGGGGAAAGTTGGTTTTTGTCGTAACTTTGACTATGCGTTACCCCAAAAGCTGGAATGAAGTGAATTTAGCGCAACTGCATGAACTTGACCTGCTTAGGCAGCGAACTGACCTCGACCCCGAGGAAATCATGAATCAAATTCTTTCGGTTCTGTCAAATCAGCACATTGAGGAAATCGAAAAGCAGCCGCACACAGAGCGCATCGCAGCCTATCGTAAGCTGACCTTTCTCAACGAATACCCATCCAAAAAGCCAAAGCGCAGACGCTTCAAGTTAGGCGGCAAGTGGTATCGAATAGTTACGAACCCCGCTGAGGTTTCCGCTGGCGAATATGCCACGCTTCAGGTAGTGGCAGCCGATGGAAAGTTCATACAAAATATGCCGCAGGTTATTGCGTGCCTGATGATAGAACAGGAAAGAAAGTGGTTCAGATGGGTGGACGTTCGGTATGATAAATCACGCAGCGCGCAGGAATTTCAGCGAAAAGCGCAATTAATCATGCAAAAAATGCCTGTTGGGCAAGCCTACCCCTACGCGCTTTTTTTTTCGAATCTCTTGCCCGAATTGCTGCAAACTTCTCTGGACTTTTTCCTGAAGCAGGAGAAGAAGTTGAGGAAACAGGCAATGACTGGCTGACGATTTTCTATGAGATGGCAGGCCGGGACTTGACAAAAATGGATGCGATAA